ACTCCGAGCTAAAGTCTAACGTGGCCGACTGGCTGCTACGCGACGATTTGACGTCGGTCATTCCGACGTTCATCTCATTGGCGGAGAGCCAGATTAATCGCGACGTCCGCGACCACCGCATGGTAAAGCGCGCGACGGCGGAAGTTGACACGAAATACTTCCTGAAGCCGTCAGACTGGCTAGAGACGATCCGTTTTCAGCTTAACACGACGCCAATTGCGACGCTTTTGTTTGTTACGCCGGATCAGGCATCCGAGGAGCAGATTAACTTTACCGCGCCTGGCAAGCCAAAATACTTCACCAATGTGGGCACGCAGATCGAGGTCGTGCCGACGCCAGACGCTACATACACTGGTGAGTTGATGTACTACGCGAAGGTGCCTGCACTTTCAGATAGCACAACGGAGAACTGGCTGCTTAGCTCTGCACCAGACATATACCTGTACGGCACGCTAATGCAGGCGGCGCCGTATCTTAATGACGACGGGCGCATTGCCGTGTGGCAGGGCTTGTACCGCCAAGGCGTTGAGACGCTAAAACTGCAAGACGAGAGATCGCGCATCGGATCGTCTAGCCTGAGAATGCGCCCACGCGCGATAGCATAGGAGAAACACATGGCAACCATATCAGATTATGTATTGGATGCAGCGCTGTCTAAGTTAGACACAGAAGCCAATCGCATAGACATTACGTCACAGGAAGTGACAAGTTACACAGAAGCGACTAGCACATACACGCTAGGCAACAGCACTTCAGTTGCATTTGGCGCACCGCAAGATGGCGACACGTCAGGTCGCAAGACAACATGCGCAGCTATTACGGATGGCAGCGTAACAGGGTCTGGCACGGCAACGCATTATGCAATTAGTGATACGTCAAACACGCGCTTACTTTGCACTGGTTCATTAACAACATCGCAGAGTGTGGTTTCTGGCAACACGTTTACTGTTACAGCATTTGATGTAGAAATTCCTGATCCTTCATAAGTAGGTGAAATATGGTTGTTTTAGCCAATAGAGTTAAGGTAGCTACGGCAACCACTGGTACTGGTGTAATTACGCTGGGTAGCGCCATAACAGGATACCAATCCTTTGCTGATGGCGGCGTGTCAGACGGAGACAGTGTTCGCTACACGATAGAAGATGGCGATAATTGGGAAATCGGTACTGGCACCTATACGGCTTCTGGGACAACGCTTTCACGCACAGTTTTAGAAAGCAACAACGCAGACAATGAGATTAACCTGTCTGGCGATGCGGTTGTATTTATCACGGCGGCGGCTGATGATATTGTGCCGTCAAGCGGCGGGACTTTTAGTGGTGATGTTGACGTAACTGGAAACATTACAGTAGCAGGTACAGTTGATGGCGTAGACATTGCGGCATTGAATACATCTGCCCTTACCACAAGCACCACATTCGGCGGCGATGTAAGTGGCACATACGATGCGATTGTCGTTGCGAATGACAGTCACAACCACCAGTTTAATAACCTTACAAGCAAAACGTCAGGAACGGGTGAATACTCTACAAATAATTATCTGACTGCTGGCAGGGGTAGTGGCGGCGTTTCACTTACTCATAATGATGGCTACGGTAATGCTAATGTAACTTTTAACCACAAGGCTGGCATACCTGAACAAAACGGTAAAACTGGTCGTATTGCTGTAAATACAGACAATACAACGACTGATGCTGGAGCAATGCAGTTTCATCTTGATAGTGGCACAAGTGGGGTTGCTGCTACCTCTACTGAACGTATGAGGCTTACAGAAACAGGACGTTTGGGTATTGGTGTAACCAGTCCATCGGAAGCATTAGACGTGTCTGGTAATATAGCCGTTTCAGGCACAGTTGATGGTGTAGACATTGCTGGCTCTATTGACCAATCTGTACTTACTACATCCAGCCCATCCTTTGCAGGATTAACTGTAGACACTGACGTTCTATATGTGGATAGCACAAATGATCGGGTTGGTATTAATAAGACTGCTCCAGCCTATGACTTTGACGTTACGGGCAATGCCCGTGTTACAGGCTCATTTCGTGTAGGTTCTTATATCTTCCACGATGGCGACACCAATAGCTATTTAGGCTTTGGCGCAAACGATGACTTTCGTATTTTCTGCGGTGGTCGGCAACTGATGCGGTGCGATGAGGGTGCTGATCCTGATATTCTGCAATTTATGGATGCTAGTAATTATACAACCAGCGCAGGCAACTGGAATATGTCTGGGGATGTTACTGTTGGTGGAGATGTTAGTGCAACGCAATATACCGCAACATCAGACATTACCCTTAAAGAAAACCTATTAGACATTGATGGTGCGTTGCAAAAAATCACACAAATAAATGGCTACACTTACAACTTCATCAAGACACCAGAATTGCGAAATGCTGGCTTAGTTGCACAAGAGGTTGAAAAGGTTGTTCCAGAGGCCGTCACAGAAAACAGTGATGGCATTAAGTCCATAGACTACAACGGCGTGATCGCTTTGCTTGTTTCCGCAATCAAAGAACAACAAGCAGAAATTGATCTGCTCAAAGAAAAAATAGGGGCGTAGTATGAGTGTAGATTATACCGCACAAGGTCTATTGAGACATGATAGTTCTACTAATGAAAGTGCCGTCAGTAGCTTTACAATTGACCTAGATAATACAGCAAGTGTTAGCCTTGTTGTTGCTCAATTTGCTTTCTCAACAGAAACTAGCAACGGTAACGCTAGAATTGAGGCGATGAACTCTACTGCTGTTTCAGATGTACGTTACAAAACATGGACGCACTCAACAACAAGCTCTTTTGGAAGTCAAAACTCAACACAAATAGTTACGAATTATTGGGATTTAGGCGCTCTTGCCACCGATAGCTTTACGGGGGAGTGGATGAGGTGCATGATATGGATACACAACTCCAGCATCGGTTACTCACTATCTCCTGCAATGAACGCTGTGACCATATATGGTCAAACAAGCTATGAGCAGAGCAACGGTGTTATGGCTCATGCTTTATTTAATGCCAAGTTGTTAGATGACCATGAAATAACAGGACTAAGATTTAAGCCACTATCAGGCAACATTGCATGGCACAGAGCGGTATCTTGGTCAATGGCAGACGGTTAAGGACACACTATGGGAAGTTACACAATATTAAGATTAAGAGATGATGGCGACTATGACCATGTGTCTATTAAGGGCGATGGCACAGAGGAAGTTATTGGTGTTGTAGCAGCTGCCGAAAAAGATGTGCCATGGGGTAGAATACCTGACGCAGAGCAAGCCGAAATGATGAGGGTAATGAGAAATGATTTGTTAGCAGAAACAGATTGGTGGGCATCTTCTGACCTCACTATGACTGCTGAACAATCGTCGTACCGACAGGCATTACGAGATATAACAGCACATGCAAACTGGCCTCACCTGTCTGATAGTGATTGGCCAACGAAACCGTAAGGAATAACTAAATGCTTGGCTTTGTCGCATTAGCATCAGCACCGTTAGCAGATGACGTTTCCAAGATTAACTACGAGTTTTCTGCTGACGAAATAACTGCTGGCGTACCAGTAGTAGATAGCGCTAATGCGTTTATCACTATTCCATGCAGTGCTGATGACATAACGACAACGCCTGTTGTTGATGCGATAAGCATAAGTCACATTTACAACTTTGCTGCTACTGAAATAACTACAGGCGCGGTTCTCGTTGACATTGTGACAATGTATGAGGATGAAACGATTATCCCAGCGGATACGATTTCATCTAATCCAACGATAGACCAAATTGATGTATCGGTTACGTCAAACTTTACTGCGGATAGCATTAGCGCAACGCCAGTTGTTGACAGCATACCAGTATCAGTTACGTCCAATCTCACAGCAACAGAGCTTACAAGCGCTGCGCCAACGGTAGATAGCCTCACACTTAGCCTTGTCTATAACCTTGCTGGCGATGAAATATCCACTGCTACGCCAAGCGTAGATAGTATTGCGGTTTCGGTTATCAGTAACTTTGTGCCGATTGATATTAGTACAACGCCTGTTGTTGACACTCTTCTAGTACAGCAGAGATATAATCTTCTAGCTGACGAAATAACCGCAGGCATACCAACGCTTCCCGCGCGCTTCTTGTGGGACTTCCAAGAGTTAGTGTCAGAAACGTGGAGCGAAATAGATGAATCAGCTCTGTCTTGGGTAGCGCAGAATGAGACAAGCGAGACTTGGTCTAACATTTCTGATATAAATACAGTATGGTCAGATCAAGATGACACGCAAGAAACGTGGAGCGATGCAGCATAAAAGGTTTTAACTATGGCAGACACAACGACAACAACTTACAGCTTAACGAAGCCAGAAGTCGGCGCGTCTGCCGACACTTGGGGTACAAAGCTAAACGCAAACCTTGATACTATCGACAACCTTCTCGACGGCACGACGGCTATAGCGCCAAACCTAACGGAGGGGTCGTGGAGCGTTGGCGGCACTGCAATTACGTCTACGGCGGCAGAGCTGAACTTGCTAGACGGCGTCACTGCGACGACTGCCGAGCTTAATTTGCTGGACGGAGCCACAACAGCCACGTCGACCACAATTGCAGACGGTGACCGCGTAATCGTGAACGACGCAGGCACGATGGTGCAAGTTGCCATGACAGACTTGGCCACGTACTTCACCGGCGACATTACATCAGTAGGCGCGTTGGACGCTGGTAGCATCACATCAGGATTCGGCGCAATCGACAATGGATCGTCCAACATCACGACAACTGGCACGATTTCGTTTGGAACGCTGACAGACGCAACGACAAGCGTGACGTCGATCAAAGACGAAGACGACATGGCGTCAGACGATGCGTCCGCGCTTGCGACGCAGCAATCAATTAAGGCTTATGTCGATGATCAGTCAATTACGAAGACATCTGGCTCTGCGCCGTATCTAGGAGCTAGAGCCTTTGTTTATGTCGAAGATGGCAGTGACGCAGCAAACACGTACCACGGCCAAAACATTGCGTCTGTCGTTAAAAATAGCACAGGTAATTACACGATAACTTTTACAACAGCTATGCCAGATGCAAATTACGCAATTTCAATGGGGCCAAATGCTCAAGGCTTGGGCACAAACAACGGTTACGGCATGATGATGGGTATTTTGGACAAATCTGCTGGCTCGTTTCAAGTTCAAGCTAGGCGCGTAACAGACCACGACATTTTTGAAGCAATGCAATTTAGTTTTGTGGTTTTCGCATAGGAGTACGCTATGCCTCTGGTGAAGCTAGACATACCAGCCGGCGCGGTACGCAACGGCACAGAATACGAAACAGGCGGACGTTGGCGCGATATGTCACTCGTCCGCTTTTACAATGGCGTTCTCCAGCCGATCAACGGGTGGCGCAAACGCGTCGCCAATCAGCTTACCGGCATCCCACGCGCAATGCATACGTGGCGCGAGAACGATGGCACACGCTGGCTGGCCGTCGGCACGAACTCTAACCTGTACGCGTTTGAGGCTGGCAACACGCTTAGCGACATTACTCCAGCATCGCTAACAGCAGGCTCTGCGACGCAAACTGGCTCCGTTGGCTACGGCGTTGGCGCATACGGCGACGATGAGTGGGGCGCGCCGCGTCAAGAGGTGTCCACAACGCTAACAACGCCGGCTGCGGTGTGGAGCTTGGATAACTGGAACGAGTACCTCGTGGGCGTCTTGTCTAGCGACGGACGCATGTTTGAGTGGGACTTAACGTCTGGCACTGCGTCGGTAATTGCCAATGCGCCTGTCGGCGTTGACGGGGTCATCGTAACAGAGGAGCAAATTATCTTTGCGCTCGGCGCGCAGAACGATCCGCGTCGCATCGACTGGTGCGACCAAGAAAACAAAACGCAGTGGACTGCGGGGGCAACGAACCAAGCTGGCAATCAGATACTGGCAACCAATGGCAAGATCGTCACCGGCTCCAACGTGCGAGGCGGTACGCTGATCCTGACAGACATCGATGTACACTTGGCCACATACTTAGGCCAGCCGTTCGTGTATCGCTTTGACCGCGTAGGCACCGGCTGCGGCGCTGCGTCGCAGGGCTGCGTCGTTCAAGTTGACGTAGGGGCAGTGTGGATGGGTCGCGACGGCTTCTGGATTTACGACGGTGCCGTGCGTCCGTTGGAAAGCCCAATTGCTGATTACGTGTTCCGCAATCTTAACGAAAGCCAGATCACGCGCGTGACGGCGTTTAACAACTCCAAGTATGGCGAAGTGTGGTGGCTGTATCCAAGTGGAGATAGCAACGAGTGTAATCGCTACGCCGCGTGGAGTTACCGCAACAATACGTGGACAATCGGCGAGCTTGACCGCACAGCAGGCACTGACGGAGGCATCTTCGGCCAACCTATCATGGCAACCGCGGACGGCTACGTTTACGATCACGAGGTTGGCTGGAATTACGATGGCAGCGACCCATACGCCGAGACGGGGCCAATTGAAATCGGTCAGGGTGATAACTTGGCCGTGATTACGCGCCTCATACCCGACGAGCGCAACTTAGGCGACGTCACGGCGACGTTCACGAGCCGCCTGTATCCGAATGCAGACGAGAGCACGCACGGGCCGTTTACGCTCACCGCTGAGACGGATGTGCGATTTACTGGACGCCAAGTGAAGCTGAAGGTAACGGGCGCCAAGAACAGCGACTGGCGTGTCGGCGACATGCGCGTTGACGTGAAGCAGGGGAGCAAGCGATGAAGAAGCTGCCAGTTGCCGGCCCAACGTATGACTACAAGCTGGAAAACATCCGCAACGACATCATTGAGCAGGAGCTGGCGCTTTGTTTGAAGCGGCAAGAAGACTTAGCTACTAACTCTACAATTGTTGACGGTGACGGGAATACTACAACGCTGCGCGCTAATTTAGATACTGAGTTTTACACGCGAACTGAGGCAGATACAGCGATTGCGTCTGCAACAACTAGCTTGGTTTCCGAAACTGCGTTAAGTACAGCGCTTGAAGACTACACTAACACAGCGACTTTAGAGCAAAACTTTTACACCAAGACTGACACAGATAGCGCAATTGCGTCTGCAACATTGAACCTTGTTTCTACGTCAGATTTATCTACGGAGTTAAGTAGCTACACGACAACAGCGTCTTTGCAGCAGAATTATTACACAAAAACAAGTACAGATTCAGCGATAGCGTCCGCAACAACAAATCTGGTTTCAACTACCGACCTAAATACAGCATTGGGTAGTTATACGACAACGGCAAGTCTAGAGGCTAATTACTATACAGAAACTGAGGCTGATAACGCAATTTCATCCGCAATTACCACCAATAACATAACACTTGGCAACACTTACGCTACAATTTCCACTGTTTCATCAGTTTCTGGAGATGTTGACGGCATCGAGGGCAAGTACGCCGTTAAAATAGATAACAATGGCCACGTATCTGGCTTTGGTCTTATAAGTGAAGCAAACGACGTAGCAATAGCAGGAGACGGTATTAGCGGGTCACCGTTGCCTACTACTAGCACTTTTACTATAGCGGCAGACGCGTTCAAGATCGTCGATACAAGCGATTCTAACACTCCTAAGACACCTTTTTCTGTTTATAATTCATCACGCGTTGTGGATGGCGTTACGCTCCCAGCGGGAGTTTATATGGAAAATGCGTTTATTACAAAAGCTGAGATAGTAACGCTTGATGCTGATGTAATTGATGCAGGCACTCTCAACGCAGAGCGCATAAACATTGACGGAACCATGTTAGACGTTACAGCTCTAGGTGAGTTAAAAATTAAAGATGCTGGCGTTGACACAACACAACTCGAAGCAAACTCAGTAACTAAACTCGCTGCCCAAAGAACAGCAAGCCTGTCACAAACGTTTAGCACTTCCATGACGAATGTCAGGGATTTGACATTTACGGAAACGCTTGTCTATGATGTTTACGCTTGGCTAAGTGTAGATGTTAAAAATGTCTCTGGAAGCTCTGTAGATGTCATTTTTGAACTCCATGATACATCTGACACAATACTTGCTCAGACAGTAAGAACATTAGCAAATAATGAGGAGCAAAACGTTTCTCTTGCGGGGTTTAGTACGACAATAAATGGAAGTAACTCTTTTGCTTTTGCTGCACAACTTGTCGGTGGTGGTGATCTTGAGTTTGATTATTTAAGCTTGCAAATTTTAGGGAGAAAGCGCTGATGTTTGTTATCACAACATACAAAACATCGTCTGGGGAGATTACTGGCAATTTTTACACTTCAAATGAAGATGACTTAATTCTTAATGTAAAACAGGATGAGAGCTATATAGATGGCGAGTACCTTTCTTCCGAATTTATAGTTGTAAACGGTTTGCCACAAAGAAAATCAGACGCTGAACTACTCAAAATACAAAATCAAAAAAATATGCAAAGATTACGCCGTAGACGGCAAGTAGATTTATCGTCCTCCGACTGGACGCAAGCCGCCGACAGTCCGCTCTCCGACGCCAAGAAAGCGGAGTGGGCGACGTACCGTCAGCAGCTCCGCGACTTACCCGCTAACACCTCCGATCCTGCCAACCCAACATGGCCTACGCCTCCGTCCTAGCCAAATGAGTAATAATGTTATACAATTCAGGCAAACGCCAAAAGTGAGGGTGTTACCGGCGATCCCAGAGTGCCTAGACGAGTTTCTGGATGACGCCATAAAGCTACTCACGCCGGCGATACGACGTCAGGAGCATAACGCCACCGTTGAGGACGTCATAGAAGACATACGAGGTGGAGGTGCAGTCTTGTGGTGCATCTACCTAGAGGACAAGTTGACCGCGGCGCTGACGACATGCGTTGTGAAACACCCTCGAAGGACTACCCTGAAAATTGAGTTTATGGGCGGCACGCAGATGGACGAGTGGATGAACGAAACGATCGCAACGCTCTCAGAGCTTGCAAAGCGCGCGGAGCTAGATGGCATCGAGGCGGATGGCCGCAAGGGATTTGACAAATATGTAGGCGCGTCGCCGTTTCGCGAAGTCTACAGACACTACGAGATGGAGTTGCTCTGATGGGTACTACGAAAACCACAACAAGTAAGATGGATCCAATCCAACAAAAGTTTTTGGAGGATACTCTTCTTCCGTTTGCTCGCGAAATTACTGGCACGCCATATGAGTCATACACGGGAGAACGTGTCGCCGGATTGACGCCACTACAGCAGCAGGCGATTTCTGGTTATGGGGCGCTCTCACTACCTAGTGAGCTTGCGACAGCATCTGGCATTGTGGAAGACGTCGCGACAATGACGCCGGAGGAGCTGTCAGCACAGCGCGCGCAGTACGCGCAAGAGTACACCGACTTAATCATGGATCCGACGCGCGCACGCTTGCTTCGCGAGCAAGACATCGCCCGCTCAACCGAAGCCGGCCAGATGACACGAGCGCTTGGCGGCGCAGGATTTGGCGCATCACGTCGCGGCGTAGCCGAAGGCGAGCGCGAGGCGGCGCGTGACGTTGCAGTGCGAGAGCTGGAGGCGCGCATCGCAGGCCAAGGGCTCGATTATGGCACGCAGCGCCTGATGTCAGACATCGGCTTGCGCACGGGCGCGGCGGGTCAGCTTGCCGGACTTGGTATGACGGGGCTAGGTGCGCAAACAGACATCTTGGGTCGCCAGATGGGAGCTGGTGAAGCGGTGAGAGCGTTAGATCAGGCGCGCTTGGATGTGCCTTACGAGGATTACCTTGCGGCGATGCAGTATCCGCTGACGCAGTTTGGCGTACTTACTGGCGCTGGTCAGGCGTTCCCTGCGGGCCTTGGAACGAAGAGCGAGAAAAGCCCGCTGACGGGAACACTCCTTGAAACTGGCGCTAAAATTGCTGGCGTTTACTACGGCATACCGCAAGTAGGCGCACCAACAATATAGGAGACACACAATGGCTATGCCACGCGATCCAGTGACAAATTTGCCGCTAATACCAATTTTAGCATCGGAAGTTTCTGAAGAGGAGCAAGTTAACTCTCTGACTAATCCTGATGCATTTAATAGTGTGACATCTAATGTTGATCCATCATTGCAGGTCGACACTGGAGCGCGATTAGTTGAGCCAATCCCCGCAAGCATGCCCGCTGGTTCGCCGCTTGTGGCGAAGATGAACCCCAACGCTACTGTTGAGCTGTCGCCGGCAATGAGGACGATTTCTCAGGCAATACCGACAGACCCGTTTGAAAACTTATCGAAAAACCAGAGACGCGCATTAGCGTTTATGGCTTTGGCAGACGCTGGTGCATCAATACAAGGTCGAGAGGGTGGCAACTTTCAGGCGCTATTAGGCACCTACACTGAGCGCGCCGACATGGAGCGCAAGCGCCAAGCAGCAGTAGCACGCCAAGAGGCGTTTAGGTCTATGCTGCCTAGCGCAATGCCAACAGGCGCCGCTAGCGGAGACATGATTGCGCAGCTTGAAGCTCGCAAGCAGGCAATATTACAGCAGGCAATGTTATACCCCGAAATGGCGCCATCGCTAAAACTGTCGTTAGACGAAGTAAACGCGCAGATTGAGCGTTTACGTAAAGAAGAGTTTGCGAGCCAAGATACGGCAATGGGAGCTTCGACAGTGCTTAACACTGTCAAAGACCTATCTAACGCAATTAAGGCAAACCCAAATATTACTGGCCCAATTGGCATGATACTTGGCATTGCGCCATTTACAAAAGCGGGCGAAGCTCGATTAAACATCGAAACGCTTCGTGCTAACTTGG